ATTGGTCACGTTCGATGCGGTGAACGTGCTGTCAGTGCCAGCGGGCTTGTAGTAAAGGGCGCCGGACGTACCGGACAGAGTGGTTGCCATAACGTTTGTACGGTAGTTGGCTCAGCTCATTGTACGAACGCATTGAATGTTATGGCTAGCTCTGTTTGAAAAAAGGATTCAGGTGCAGCTGCGTCAACGATTGTCGGACCGTCTGCCGCATCAAAAATAATTTGGCTTACGGTTTTGCGATCAAACAGGTCCTTAAGCCGTTCGGCCAAAGTGAAGCTATCCCCAGTGCCGACGCCAATGGGGCTAAAAATGTCGATCACAACGACGCCCGCCTGGCGATTGCTTCCGGCTGTAGGGCCGATCAACGTTGCATAGTTGTTAGCCCCGAAACGTACACGGACCTTGATCCATGTACCGTTGTTCGGCGGAGTGAATGGCACGTTCTCATAACTCACCTGATAAGAAGGCGAGTCAGCCATTTCAGTGGCAATGCGTGCCTCGATTGCAGCCCTTATGTCGTTGTATGAACTTGTCATGCTCTGCGAACGATGCTGGACCAAATGCTAGGGATTTGCTCCTTAGTTTCCTTCCCTGCCAAAACTTCAGGCCATCTTTCAGGTAAGCCAAAATTGGACCTGAACGTGCCATTCCAAGAGCGGGGCATTGCCGAACCGCCGAACGTAATAGCTTCGGCATAGTTTTGCGTGGCGTTCAAGGCGACATAGGTCAAGCCTTGCTGCTTAAATTGCCAATTACTTTTAAAGGTGCCGCCGCCCGGATACTGGCCCACAGGGCTGTAGTCAATCAAACGATTGCGAAGATCGACTCCGGCTTCGCGCACTAGCTTATTGATTTGCGTTTTTGTATAGCTGCCGATTGCTGCAACTTTAATCGTGGTTCTTGCCATTAGCCCCTCAGAATCAGCTCATAGGTAATTGCTGTGTTGTCTTGCTCAACCGTGTTGACAGAGATGATCTGATACACAACAGAGCTGATGACAACCCTGTCCTTAGTCCCTGGGGCCGTTGCCAGCTCTTCCGCAGAAACGATAAGGCGCTTGTCTTGCGCCTCAATCAAACTGTTGACCTCAGACTTTGCAACTGCCTGGACCACACCTTTGACGTTGGTGTCGCTGACAGTTTCAGCACTCAAGCCAGTCGTGGTGTTGTAGCTGCCGCTGGTGACATACCTGATCGTCACGTCGGCACCCAACGCCTTCAGCACGTTGGTTGCGACCTTCCCCAGCGAGTCAGCAAGTGCCATCAGACGCGATAAGCAAGGCAGGCGCCACTCGTCAGCGTAATGCTGGTCACGATGCCCGACAGCTTGGTGTCGGCTACAAAGGTTTCACCAGCCAAGCTATTGCCGGTTGCGTTCTGCACAGTGATTGCACTGATCACAGTGTCTTCCTTGAAGTAAATCAAGCAAAACCGACCAGTGTGCTCAGCGGTGTCTGAGATGAACTCGAAGCCGCCTTTCAGGTCTCCGTACATGGTCAGCTCCGTTTGATAGCGATGTTGCCTGGTCCACTAATTCTAAGACCCGTCAAGTACCTTTCAAACATTGGCGGAACGTGATCAGCGCCGACTGCACCTGCTTTGTCTGGCGTGACGCTGATGCTGCCAATGGAAACGCTCTTGTAGTCGTTCAAGCCACTGAGGCTGATGCCGTCTGTGTTGTTGTGCAGGTAGACAGCAAGCTCAATCTGCGCCCGCTTGATTTGATCTGGGATCTCCTCATCAGTGAAGTAATCATCAGAAATCCTGAAAGGAAAGCCAGTGGCGTACGTGTTGACGTAGGTATCGGGCTTTCGCACGCCAGTACGCGGCCATTGCAAAGCCTGTGTGTCCGTTGCTCTTGCACCGATGAACCTCTCACGGTCAAGGCGTTGCGTAGCTGCTGCTAACGCCCTGTTGCGTGTGTCATCAGTGCCGGTGCTCCACTTGCTGACATCCGTGCTGCTGATCATCGCCTCAACGTAGGCGTCAGCTTGGGCCAGGGTTATGTAGCTGTTGGCGTTTGCGCCGCCCGCTGTTGCGTCGATTGTTACTGCCATCCGCCTAAAGGCGAAAAGACCCATCAGGAGCTAGCGCCCTTCAGAGCCACAAAGTTGACAACGATTGCCTCACCAAGTGAGCCGGTGGACAGGTTTGCCACGGTGATCTTGAAAGATCCAGCAGCAATGCTGTTCGCCTGCACAAGGTAAGAACCAGCGGTTCCAGCGGAAGCGTGGTTGCAGATCACCACATCGGTGGCAGCGATCTTGTCGTTGTTGACAGTGAAAGAAACCTCAGCGGCTGCTGCAAGTGCAGCATCGTCAAGGGTGATCTGGCCGGACTCAGCATTGAGAGTCACGGCAGTGGCCTTACTGGTGGCCTGGGTGACAGTGCCGCCAGTCGCGGGTCCGACAAGGTTGCCGGCTGTTGCCTCAAAAATGGATGCCATGGTTAGTTACCTCCGTCAGTCAAGGGCGCTGGTGGTGGTAATCCGCACGATGCCAATGTTGTTGGTCTCGTACACCTTGGTCCAGTTGCCCACGGTTTCCAGTTGTGCCCGGGTGGGGTTGGAAACAGATGTGGAGAACGATGAACCAATCGGGTGGTACACGTAGTGCAGATCAATCGACATGGCATCACTCTTGGCGAGGATGTCACGGTCGGTTTCTGTTTGGAGCCCCAGTTGCTCACCGGAGCCAACGGCACCCTGAGTGAACATGTAGCTGGCGTACTCAGTTGAAGCACCAGAACCAGCGGTCTGCACATCAGCAGACACGATCACCCGCATTCCCATGAAGGTGGGAACAGCAACAGGGCCAAAGGCGTTAGCCAGTGAACCTTGAGCAGCGGCGGTGTCAGGCTGGCCTGCATCGTCGTAGATCATGTCCAGAGCGCGGCGCTCCTTCAGGTCGTAGTACACCTTGGGGTGAACAACGATTGCAGCCAGCTTGTCGCCTTGGTCGCCCAGCAAGGACTGGCCTTCAACGATTTGGCGGGCGGTGAGTTGGGTGGGGGTGTCACCTGAAGCACCATCAACAGCCAGGGCGGCAAAAGATGCGGAGCTGGTGTCACCAACAGCGCCAAAGATGCCAGCCAGGCAGGACAGCAGATCCTTCTGGCGCTGGTTGGCGATGTAGTCAGCAATCTTGTTGCCGATAGCAGCCATCGGGTCAGAACCGGCAGCCAGGGCAGCCAAGTCGCGTGACTCAAAAGCACGGCCACGGTGCAGCACAGCAGCAACCTGCTTGTCTGCGCTGATCTTGCCTGGGGTCAGGGAAGAGCTATCCGTCAGACGCTCAAAATCGCCTGACAGATTGGCCTTATAGAAAGGCACTTGAACAAAGTCACCACCATCCTCGGCAGCATTTAGCTCAGCCATCGGCTGCACCACACCGCTAGCCAGGAAGGCATCACGCTGGGTAGTTTGCTCAATGACATAAGGCGTAAATACCTCAGGGATGATGATGTCAGAGCGAAGAGTCGCCATGACAGATCCTCAAAAAAGATGTTTACGGTGTGGGCGTAACCCGAACGGCTCTGCGTAGCTTTGCCTTGCCCAACATATTAACGGTTGGCAGCAGCTTTCAACCTCTCATACATATCCCGATCCGTACGGAAAAGGCGGGACTGTTCTGTGAGGTTGTAGGTCTCTTTGGCGAAAGGATTTTTTGTACCAGCTGGTATGTCGCCGCCCATGCTGCGACCAGATGGCGCACCGCTGCCAACTGGCTTGGGTGCCTTTTGCATGTAGCTGGGCAAAGTCTTGGCCCATTCACCAATCGGCTTGCGCTCGTAACCATTAACAACAACAACCGTCCCGTCAGCTTCACGCTCAATTTGGTCAGGCTTCAGCAGGTCTGCTTTGAATACGATGCTTGGGTCGTGAACCACATCGGCTAATGCTGTGTTCGCAGGTGCAATCAGCTCAAGTTCGCGGACACGTGCTTCAAGCTCAGCAATCCGCTTGTCCTTGGCTTCAACAGCTTCACGGAACTGCTGCTCAAGAGCCTGACGTGCCTCGGTGTACTTGCCTTCTGATTCAAGTTTGTTCTGCTCAACAGAACGCTTGAACTCAAGCAATTCCTGGACATCAACACCGTCAGGGATTGTTTTTGCGTCCTTAAGCTTGCCAATCAGCTCATAATTCTTTTTCTCAAGAGCTTGGATGCTTGCCTTCAGTGCATCCATCTCGGCATTGTTTGGAGCTGCGGGAGACGTAATCTCCTGATTTTGCTCTTCAGACATTGATAACCCGTAAGGTTAATTTCACCGTCACTGTAACTGGCTCAGGACCATTTCACCCGATCCGCCCAATATGCGGCTGATGTTTTGCCCTTTGCGATGTTTTTTGCGTGGCGTGCCTTGAATGACGCCCTTTTTGCCTTGTCAGCAGCACTCTCACCCTTCCGCGGAGGTTTCGTGCGAGCACCCTGTGCGCCGAACCTAATGAGCCTGTCTTTGCCTTTGTCCTTAATGACAACAGCATGAGACTTGCCGCTCGGATGGTTCGGCGTACGGATGGGCTTGTCATAGCCCGCAAACGTATGGCCACCGCGTTTGATGCTCATCGCTTTTTGTTGTACCGAGCGTAGATAGCAGCATCAGCTGTCCGGGCTTTGTCGCCACGCATGTAGCTATTGACCCTGCCCATTGCCCAAGCCGCCATCGGCACGTTACGCGAACCGCTGGACAGGTATGCGCCTTGCCCCTTGCGGTACACAGCAGCCAACTCGCCGTAAAAGAACTTGGACTTTTCAGCCTTTTCTTTTAGGGCCTTTTTTGTTGCGGCGTTTAGTGGTTTTGCTTTTGGTCTTGGCACCTTGCTCAGTCCGTGATTTGGAGACAGCTGCGATGTCGATGTTTTTGCCAGCCTTGTAAAGGGCAGCAGTGCGCTTGATTTCCCTAGCTTTGGCTGCCTTGTTTTTGGCACCAGAAAGATAGGCCTTCGGCAGGCCAGTCTTTTTGTCCTTTGGTGGCCGACGCTTGGCTGCCATCACTTTTTCTTGCCGCCCTTCTTCTTTTTCTTTTTTGGGGGCCGACCCATTTTTGAGCCGTAGGTGCCGGGTCCACTAGGCATCAGCTTGCCTCCGAAGGTGCTTCTTTTTTAGCGGACTTTTTCTTAGCCGTCGCCTTGGGCTTAGCGTCAGCTCCCTGCTCCGTGAGCTTGTACTTACTGTGCAGTGCCATAGAACCAACAGGTGGGTACAACAAAAGATTAACGCTTACGGCGTTTTCCAGCTTCTTTGAACGCAATCGCTGCGGCTTGTGACCGGCTTTTGCCCTCACGCATCAGCCTGCGGATGTTTTCAGAAATGACTTGCCTGCTGCTACCGCGTTTCAGGGGCACCGTATTTTCCCAGCAAGTCTTTCAAAGTTACTTCTGACCCGTCGCTGCTGACGAACTTGGCCAAAGCTTTTTGGGGTGACTCTTTTTTCAGCAGATTCCTGAATAGCTTTGCTTTGCCTTTGCCGCCGAATGCCTTTGCTTGGTCTGCAGCTGATTGCCTAGCAATCCATTCTGGGTAGGTCATGTCGTTTGGGACAAGGCCACCTAGTGCTGCACGCTTCTCACGCTCTTGGAAATCGCCCTCGGCTTCTGTCTTTGTAATGAACACGATGGTTGACCTGCAGCCATAGTGCTGAGGGGGTTGCGGCCCTTTGCCGAACTTGAACACCTTGCCATCAAGAGATTGGCAGATTGGCGTGGTCTGCAGGTCCAGTACAGCTCGGTAGCGGTAGGAATCAATCACATCTTGATTGGCGATATACGTTTGCTGATTGACCGTGTTCGTCATTTGCGTCACAGACGTGCGGATCAACGCCCTGATCTGTGAATCAGCAAGTGTCGTCAGCTCACCACCCTTGGCAATCGTTTGGCTGATGCCTGCCTTGTCGGCCAGCCGCAGCTCTCCACGCAGCCTTTTCACCATGTCTCGCATGTTCTCACCAGTCAGCATCCCGTTTTGAACAGTGACGCGGAACTTATCCGCAGAAGATCCGGCCAGCTGCCTGAATCCAGTGCCAAGCGTTTTGCCATTTGGCAGGACAAGAGCAGCGCCTTTGCTCGCATCCAACGTGACAAGGCCAGGGGCTTGACCACGAATCTGCTGCTCCAGGCTTGGCTGCAGCACAGCAGCACTGATGTCTGTCGGGTCAGCCAGCACGACAGACCTTGCGAAGTCTGGTGTGATCTCAACAGTGCGGACAGTGTCAGCCAGGCTTGGCTTCACCACATCCTTGATCTGCCCCGATATGAAATCAGCTTGCAGCCGGGCCAAACCGTTCAACTCCTGAACTGCATAAACAGAGCTGTCGCCTGCCCACGTATCAAGGCTTTCGCGCACCTGAGCCAACAGAGCATTCAGCCGGGCTGCCTCCCTTGGGTTAAGCGTCCCCACATCGTCAAGCTTCTGCAACGCATCAATCACGATGTCGTTGTACGCCCGCATGATATTTAGCGCGACGTGATTGCTGTAGCGGTTCAGGTCAATCGCCTGCCGATAAAAGGCTTCAGGCTCGCTCATGCCTGCTCCAAGCCAACATCTTCAGCCCTAGCGACGCAGACAATAGAAACATCAGCACCACCCCGCAAAGCCTCACCAACAATTCCAGAAAACTCAGCGACTGCTTCTAGGTCGTCCCGATACACAACAGCTTCATTCACTGCACAGATCTGCCCAGCTGCAAACCAAGTGATTCTGATCACAGCAAAGTAGTTTTCCTTCAGCTGGTCTTTGGTGAAAAACAGCAGCTGCTTACGGTTTGGGTTTGGCTTACGCAGCCTGCTCATCCAGCCCATCCTCTGCCTCTTGTTCTGCTTCTGGCATTGTGGCCTCTTCTGCCGCAGGTGGTGTCGGCTCAGGTTGCTGGATTTCCATTAAGCCGCCGGATTGGGTTGCATCAAGCTCTTGGTCAACATCAAAGTCATCGCCAAGGACTTCGCCTACTGACAACTGTTTCAGCAGCGTTTCTTGTGTGATCGTGCCTGCGGTGTAAAGCTGCAGCAACGACTGGATTTCTTGTGGGTCCAAGCGGTCGCCCAAGAAGTCACGATTGACAAAGCTGCTGCCGATTTGTTGCTGCTGCATGTACTGCGCATGAAAGCCAAGGCAGTTGTCAATCAGGTCTTGCATCTGCTGAGCAATCACCATCATGGTGCTGTCGCCCTGGCTGCGGTCGATGCGTTTTGCTTCTGCTGTTTCTGCGCTCAGCTTTTGGCCCAAAACAGCAGCAAGGCCCAGCTCATTGATTTGATTGGCAATTTGCTCAAGCCGCTGGAACTGTGCGCTATAGCTGTTGCCTGATGGCTCAATGTATTGGGCAGAAGCTCCTTCCGGCAATGCCAAGGCCTCTCCAGGGCCCGCGCTGATTTCTTCCGCGGCCTGAGGGAATCCAAAGATTGCCAGCATTGGAACGGCGCTGATATGCAGCTGGTTGTCCAGATCTGACTGCACTTGGTACGCCTTGAGGTTCAACTCAGCAATGTCAGCCAATGGTGGGCGCGATTCAAGAACACCAACGCGGTTGGAATAAGCAACAGCAAATGGGATTTCGCTCAGGCTTGTGGTGCCCTCATCAACCAACACAAAATCCCCTTTCTTGTCTTTTTGATGGATTTCAAAAGCACCAGGAGTCAGAACGCGTACTTGCTGCACTTGCTTTTCCCCGTACAACCCATCAGGGACAGTGATTTCTTCCATCAGCCGCACTTGCGTCAGCTGCTGTTTGCCATCCTTGATTTCACTGCGCCATCCGAGGATGTCCCGCGGTGTGTATTGCGTCCAATAAGGCCTGCCGGTCTCGCCTGCTTTTGGGGCATCAACTAAAACGCCAACATGGCCGTAGCGGATGCACTTGCGGGCAGTTTCGTAAGTCCAAACGTTCAGGTCATTGCCCTGCAGGTCAACATCAAACAGCTGCTCGGTGACAACATCACTGACGTCTTCCAGCCGGACAGGCTTGCGGGTCAACATGCCGGCCAGCATCCGCTCCAGGCGCACGTAGTAAGGCGCCAACGTTGAACGCATCAGCCTGTTGTCATAAGACTCGTCAAGCTCTCTTGGCTCTTGCGGAAGATATGTCCGGTGTTTTTTGCGCACGCCATATGTGCCCTGCAGCAATGCCTCAATCAAAAGCCAATGAGGCTCCATGTTGATGTAAGCCGTGTTCGGGCTTTCCACCGTCGTGACGTTGCCAACACGTTGGCGACCCGAAAAGCCTGAGTACACAGCTAAAACCCGCCTGATGCCTGCAGTTTAGTAAAGCCTGATTCCAGTACCACGACCAGCACGGGCGTGGAGCATGCTGAAGTCCCTGTAAACCAAATAGCCAAGGGCGTCATTCATGTGGTCATAGCCAGCTTCTTTGTCTGGTATGCCTGCCTCTGTATAACTCTGCAGCTCCAAACATTCGATTGTTCGCTTGCAAGTGTCGGCAATTTGCAGCCTTACTTGACCTTTCCCGTTTTCCAGCAAAGCCTGAACAGAAGCCACCCGATCACGGATGGGAGGGTTGGCCTTGGGCGATTGATTGCTGAAACCATAGGACTCCAAGATCTGAATGTCCGTTCGTGAGGCATTCGTGCTTCTGTTGCCGCCTGATGCGTCAGGGTAGATATAAACCTGGCGTCCATCAGCACGGAGTTGTATTTCTTGGGCCATGGCGTCGGTGTCATGTGCGCCACTGATTTCATCAATCAGGAGAAGGTTTTCTCCAAGACGAACACCGATCACAGCAGACATGTTGCCAACGTTGAAGTCAACACCCACGCGAAGTGGTTCCCTGCTGACGTTTGGTATTTGTGTTGTGACATGTTTGGCCCGGTCAAAGCGGTCGTAAACCTGGCCTGTTGTGAGGTTGCAGAACTGACCTTCCAGGTACGCCTGGAGAAGTGATGGGTCGTAGTTGGCCTGCAGCCGTTCGATGAAGTCTTGGGGCAGATGTGGATTATCCGCCGAACGCATCCTAATCAGCTTGCGGTCATCACGCTGTTTCGCGTCATCCGTACCAAAGGTTTGCCACATCCACCGAAAACCTTCAGGCGTGGATGCTGCTGCGAACTGCCTGACATTGCCGGACCGCAAACGGCCAAGGATCTTGGGAAACGCCCTGGAGCAAACACTGGGGTTGACGGTGTCAATCTCATCAGCAAGGACAAAGGCCAAGTTCAGACCAATGATCCGTGACCAGTTCTCAAAACTGCGGCACAGGATCTTTGTGTCACCGCCCGGCAGGTGCAACGTGTACTCAGGCAACGGTGATGCCCTGTGGGTGTATGGCACCTCATACGCCTCTAGGAAGCCCTCAAAGTCGTTTTGCCAAATGTCCCGAACCAATGGGCCAGTCGGCTCCATCACACAGCCAATGAACCCCTGATTGGCAGCCGCAAGGTGCAGGGTCTTGGCAGCCAGTGCCCTGGTCTTGCCAGCACCGTATCCAGCAGATAGCCCAATGATTTGCGTTTTTTCGTCCTCAACAAAAGCCAGCTGGCCAGGGTGGAGGTCGGCTTTCACCTGCTGCAACAGCCGGTCAACATCAATCTGGCTGTCCTCAGCACCTAGGCGTTGGAGGATGTTGCCCCGTGGGATTGCGGACAGAACACCCATCAGTCATACAGCTTGGCGATCTTGGCAGCGGTGTTGATACAGCCCAATACAGCCTGGAGGTTGGACTGCTCCATGCCCTTTTTGTGGACGACGTTCAACTGGGACAAAAGTATTGCGGCAAAAGCTTGACGATCCAAGTTGAAATCTTCTTCAAGGCGCTTGGTGGCCAGAGCAATGTATTCATCGCTTTGCCTTTGCTTCAGCCCCCATTCGCTTGCGGCGTATTGCAAAAGATCTGAACGTGTTGCCCCATTGGCAATCATCCGGGCAAACCTTGATGTCCGGAACTGCTTTTCTGCTTTTGTGCAGCGTGGATTCTTGTCCATGGTTTCAGCCTAATGATGCAAACGAATCCAGGGCGTACCAGACGTGTGAGTTGCGATAGCCGCCTTGATGCGTGGGAACTATTGGCGTCACACCGTGGCAGTTCCTCCATGCCGGATAGA